TCATAAAGAAGAAAGCAGAAAAGCTATATGGTGCACGGTCAGCAGAGGCAGACCAGAAGTACAACGAAGCGTTTGATGCCGCAAGAAAAGCACAAGCACTCGGAGAACCGTTTGCCATTTCTAACCAAGGACGGGCGTTGATTCAAAGCCTAGAGGCGGAGAAGAGCGTTCTTGCTGGCGGAGAAAGATTTGCTCGTGGCGAGGAAAAAATTGCTGGCATAAACCGTTTGATTGATGCCATCAAAGGAAAGACAACTGGCGGCATTGAGCGAGTTTCAAAAGAAACTCCTGCTGGCAAAAAAATCTTCCGCATGGAAGGTGAACCAAAGAAAACCACCGAAAAAGACATTGAGGCAATTGTTGAAGAACTCAGGTTCTTGCGTGATGTGAATGCTAAAGGAAAGCCGTATGAGGCTTATGCCGCTTTGGATGCAAACTACAAACGTGACTTGATTAAGAAGTTAGAGTCTGCTCTTTACACCTGGAACCCAAAATACAAAGCAGCGGATGAAGCGTACAAGGCCGCTTCTGCCCAGCTTGCACCCTTCAGAACTCAGCTTATGTCTGGTGCTCTCAAAGGCGAGAAGTTTGACCCTAAGAACTTGGTTGCATCTCCAGAAGAGTTTGGGCCTAAGTTTTTTAGTGATGTGGATGGTGTCCGGCAACTCAAAGATGTGACACAGGACACTGCTGCCGTTAGCCAGTTGGGCAAAGAATATGTAGCTTCTTTGATGTCCAACAAGACACCTCAACAAATACAAGCGTTTGCCAAAGACCCTAAAAACATTGGTTGGATGCGGGAAGCTGGCGTGTTGGATGACGTTACAAAATATGCCAACGCAGCCGAGAAAGCAGAGAGCAGGCAAGAAATACTTAAAAAATTAGGGTATGCGGCAGGAGCAGGAACTTTGGGTGCGGCAATAGGTTTGCCGATGTACTACGGTGTTCGCCGTACTTTTGGGCTGTAACCATGAGCAAGAAAGCAAAAGGCATCAATCCTGAGTTGGAGAACGCCATCAACAAGCTGATGAAGGAAGTCATGGCTGACCCCACGGCTACCATCACCGACAAGATGCGGGTGCTAGACCGCGCTCTAAAGCTAGAGCAACTCAAGATGAAGGATGCTGACTCTGAGTGGGGCAGCGGGTTTGGGTTAGACGATGATGACGATAAATGATAAGATGATTACCTCACAATTAGAGGGTAACTATCATGGATGCAACATCTATCATTCGCCTAGCGTTAGGGGTCATCTCAGACCGCTTGATAACAATAGCCGCTCTGCTTACATCGTTTGGCCTTGGGTGCTGGACAATGTGGGGCATGGGCTGGGAAAGAGTGACAACACTGGCAATTTATGTGATATTCGCGTATCTTCTCGTAACCGCAAAGGAGAAAAGTAATGCAGACCCGAGACCACCAACGTCCACATGACGTTAACCAGCAAGTAGCTAAGTCCACCCGTCCTCAACTGCCCCGTGACGGCAGCAAGGGAATGCAACGCTGGGAGCCAGGTCAGTTGCCAAAAGGCGGCTACCGCGCTGTCATTGACTTCTCAGAAGGCAGCTACGACACCAAACAATCTCCTACCTCCGGCGGTGGCTGCAAGGTGTACTAATGGCTGCGAACATCCCTTTCCAGGCGCAGGGTAAGACGTACAAGGCTAACGTCACCACCGCCTCACAAACAATCAGCATTACGTCTGACAGCCCTTGCAATCAAATTTTAGTAGCTAACCACCAGCCTAGCGGAGCTACTGGTCAGCCTACGTACTTTGTTATCAGCGCCAACGCCAGCGTGACTTGTACCTTGCCTGCCAATGGCTCACCTCAGTACGCTCTGGTGTCTGTGCCTGCCAGCGTCAAGGTGTACACCGTACCTTACCAAATTAGCTCCACTCCCATCTACATAGCGTTTATCGGAGAGGCTGCGTCCGAGGCTTACTTCACCCCTGGTGAGGGATTCTGACAATGGATGAAGCAGGCACATGTATTCCTGCTGGTGTTTGTGGGTGGCATCCTGTGGGGTGCTACCTCTAAGAAAGAATGCAGCGTATCTGACTTTGCCAACATAGCGTACTCCACACACGACCCGAAAGAGCGCCATGAAAGAATTATTGGTTGGTTGGATGACGCAGGCCCAAGCTGCACTAAAGAACAGTTGGTCAAGATTTACATCAATCTGGCGCAAGCAGTAGGCACTGCCGACACTATTGCTATCAGGACAAAGATAGACAAGCTGTACGAAAGGGCAAAGTGATGGATGCAAAAGACAGACTGATTTACTGGGTGACCATGATGGTGACCGCTACCTTGTGTTCTGTAGTTGTTGTCCTTATCGGTGCGCTTGTCCACGGCTTGTTTGTCAAAGAAGTAGACAACACCAAGATTTTTGAAATTATCGGCCCAGCGTTCCAGACCATTGTGGGTGGACTCATTGGCTGGCTCAGTGGTTTGAAGGTCGGTAGCCACATGGATGAAGTTAAAGTAGGAGGCTCAGATGGAGTGGCTTAAACAACTTGCTCCTACCATTGCGACATGCCTTGCTGGGCCGCTGGCTGGTATGGGTGTGTCTGCGCTTGCAAAAGCAATTGGATGTGACCCCGAACAAGTACAAGACGTTATCAGCAACGGCAAATTGACTTCCGAGCAAGTAGCGTCTATCCAGCTTGCCGAGTTGGAACTGAAGAAACAAGCTCAGTCGATGAATTTGGACTTTGCCAAGCTAACTGTAGAAGACAGAAAATCTGCCCGTGATATGCAGATTGCAACCAAGTCCATGCTTGTTCCTTCTTTGGCAATCCTTATCGTCAGTGCATTTATTGGTGTGGTGATAGCAACGCTGGGTGGGTTTGCCGTTGTCGATTCCGTGCTGGCTGGCACTTTGATTGGCTACCTATCTGCAAAGGCCGAACAAGTGGTCAATTTTTACTTTGGCTCGTCTGCTGGCAGTAAAGAAAAGACTGAACTGCTTGCTAAAGCGGAGGCGGTAAAGTGATATGGGTTCCTGTCATGTATCTGTGCGTACTGGAGCAGTGCGAGTGGTTGCAGCAACAGACGTTCTACACTGACAAGGAACAATGCAAGAAGGTACTTAACGACAGAGTAAATTGGTACAAAGACAACACCCATGCCAAAGTAGAAGGCATCTGTATTGATGTGTTTGTTACCTTGAAAGACCCCAACAAGGCAGTTAAGAATGATAAATTCCCGCAACCTGGATGACCTAGCTCCACCCGTTAAACAGCGGGCAGAAGCCTTTATTGCCGCAGCCAAGGCAAAAGGTATCGACCTTCTGGTGACCTCCACATACCGCGACCAGGAGAGCCAGACCGCGCTATACAACCAAGGACGCACTACCCCTGGATACATCGTCACCAGAGCCAAGGCCGGACAGTCCTGGCACAACCACCGCTGTGCCCTGGATGTCGTTCCGATAGTCAACGGTAAGGCCATCTGGGATGACCAGGCCATGTGGAAGCAAGTTGGCGAGATTGGCAAGTCCTGCGGCCTAGAGTGGGCTGGTGATTGGAAAACATTTAAAGAGTCTCCGCACTTCCAATACACTGGTGGCCTGACCCTAGCTCAACTGAACCAAGGAGCAAAGATTGCCTAAGAAGAATGTCAAGCTCTCTGTCGGAAGGGGCGAGAAGCTGTCTGTCAAGAAGGGTGCTGGCCTGACCGCCAAGGGTAGAGCCAAGCACAACCGCGCCACTGGCAGCAAACTGAAAGCCCCGTCCAAAGACCCCAAGAACCCGCGCCACAAATCCTTCTGTGCAAGAAGCAAGAGTTGGAAAGGTGAGCGCGGGAAGGCCGCTAGGAAGCGGTGGGCCTGCCGTTAAGGCGCAGGAAGCAATCCACCTTCAAACAAGTAGCTGCCAAGATGCCCCAGGCGCACCCACGGCGCTGCCCAGACCTTGTAGCCGTTCTTCCTAGCCATGTAGCAGAAGTGGTAGTCCTCTGACAGCAGGCGCTGTGTCTCTGGCTCAATGCTGCAAGCAAAGTATTCCACGATACGGCTGTCTCCTATGTTGCCGCCCATGATGGTCACATCGTTGACGTAGCTGGACACCTTGTCTGCCATGCCTTCCAGCACCTCTCGCTTGATAAGCATGAACCCTGTCCCGCCATTCCAGATTTCTACTGGCTTGTTCTCCGGCACGGTCACAGAGCCTGTGTAGTCCACAAGGTTCACAACCAGGCTGCCAGTGCGGGTAGTCAGCTTGTCCACCGCTACGCCCTCTTTCACGGCCTTCTCGACCCCGTGCCAGTTGATTTCCTTCTTGGGGTAGATGCCGCAGATGATGTCTACGTCAGCTTCCACCATAGGAGGAATGTGGCCTGCGTCAAACTTGATGTCTGCGTCTATGAACATCAGGTGGGTGCAGGGTGTTTTTAGAAACTGGTGAGCCAGTGCATTCCTGCCCCGCTGTATCAGTGACTCATTAAACATGGAAGAGAAGGACATGTCCCACCCCACCTGTTTCATCACGTTGGTCATGGAGATAAGGCTATTGGTGAAGTAGCCGCTGCACATGCCACCATACATAGGGGTGGCTACAAAGATGTGTTTCTTGTCTGTCATGTGTTTAACTCCTGTAAAACTTTGCTAACGTACTTCACCACAGTCATTTCGTGCGAGGTGAATCCTTTTGTATCTTCCTCTGTCAGCCCTACCCACGGGCGCTGCTCCTGCGCTGGCTGTGTTTCAAGTTCACGACGCATTGCCATCTCTGCTTGCCGCGCTGCTGTTGCCTCACGAATCCAGTAATCCACATCCTGCGCTGGCTGTGCCAATGCTTCTTTGCACTTGGCAATTGCTGTTTTAGCTGGCGTAAGTTGGTCATCTTCATTGCATACACTTGCATAAAACTGCAATGTCTCAACAGCCAGCTTCAATGCTTCACGTTCCTGCGCTGGCTGTGCCCTTGCATCACACGCAATACATCCGTCAACGCAGTACTTGCATTTACCGTCCTGCAACTTGTCCGCAGCCATCTGTCGCTTGGCTGTAAAGCCACCGCCCCAGCTACCCTGCCGCTTGGCAAGGTCATCGAATGCTTCATCCTCTTCTGTCTTCATGCTATCCACTCCCATAAAACAAAGCCAACGGTGACCACTACCAGCACCACAAAGCCCAACCCAAGGAAGGTCTTCAACATGTCGATGAAAAAATCTTCGTCATCGTCGTTCATTGCAACTCGCTCTCTGGCCTCTGCATCCAGGCCACAGCGTCCATAAATCCCTGCTGGTAGGCTTCTCTCAGGAGACGTCTAATATCCTCAAGACCCACTTCTTTGTCACGCTCGACTTTCTCCACCCCCATATCTGTATCTTCCATCCTGCTTCCCTCACTTTCGGTAAAAGGTCACTAGCCATAATCTTTTTTAGGCGGTCAGAGACACCGCTGGCAGTTGCCTGCACAGCAAGAGTCTCATCCCGTTTAATAGCCAGAATGTCGATAAACCCAAAAAGGTCTTGTCGTATCCTGGCGTGTGGGTTCCACTTCTCCACTATCGCTACTGTGTAGCCCTGCTCTCGCAGAACTTCCAGCGTGCGGCTGGTGGGTGATTCCTTTGCCATCAGAAGGGAAGGTCAGAATCATCGTCCTGCCCCCTGCGGGGCGGGGCACGGCGGTAGGCAGGGGTGACTTCCACAGGCGCGTCCTGCTCCAGCTTCTTACGCTTGAGCCAGTTGTCCTCTTTGATAGACAGCAGGGTGTCACCCCGTGCAGTGTCTTTCAGCCACATAGCCACCTTCAACTTCTCGCCAGCCTTGTAGTCCATCTCTAGGACTAGAAAGCCTTTGTAGTCCGGCCCTTTGTCGGACTTCTTCTCTGTCTCCCAGTAGGCTACGCCAGAGCCTGGCATCTCGCGGTGGGGGTTACTGCTACTCATAGTGTCTTCTCCAAGGGTGTTACGTAATCCAACATATCCAAATTGCAGGCTTTGAGGCCATCCAGCTTCGCAGCCTTCTGCATGACATCCATCTTGACGCTGGTCTTTATGCGCTCTGCCATAGCTTCGTAGGCATCCAGCCACTCTGCTTCTGTGTGGAACGCAGCGTAGGGTTCATCACTGTTCGGCACGTAGAGCTTGAAAGCCCCGTCCGGCACAGTCTGTACTTCCGCTACAGCCGCAGTGATTTCCTCGACAACCTCTGCCATGCCCATGTCTTTAGCTTTCGGGATTTCCTCTAGCTCTTCTGCGGTGTAGGTTCCCACCACACAGCCTGGGTACACAGTGCGGATGCCTTCTGAGATACAGCGGGCACGCAGCATGGCGCGGGGATAGTTCTTCCAGTTGTCCTTTATCGTGAGGCCAATAGTTTTAGCTTGGGCAAACGTCCACGTGAGCTTCAGAGAGCCGCCCTGCGGATGCGAAAACGTCCCTGTGACCTCTGCGTCTGTGTAGACATCCCACTGCACCTTGCCGCCAGCATTCTGGAAGCGGGCAAGCATGGCATCTGCTTTCAAGGTAGGGCGGCCCTGTATGACATGGTAGTCACGGGCAGCGATAGCTGGGTGCATACCCTCTGCCTGTGCTATCAGCATGAGAGCAAAAGCCTCATCTGCTGTCTTCATGCCAAACATCTTGGACTTGGCTATGGCAACTGCCATCTTCTCTATATCTGCCACTGGCACTAATGCGGTACTCATGCTATGTACTCCAATGCTTGTAGGTTGCTGATGCGGGCGTTGATTTCGGTGACTGTCTTCTGAAAATCAGCCATCACCTTTTGCTTATGCTTTTCCAATGCAGCAATTTGCTGAGGGCGTGGGTCGTAGTCTTCAGGCACATCGACCTCAACTTCGCGTGGGCCAATGTAGGTTCTTCCTACAGAGTCACCCATATTGACGGCAAAAAGCTCAAACGTCCCCCGCTCGTCAAAGTCATATTTTCTGTAGTGCAGGTGCGCGGTGATGGTGGTTTTCATGCTTGCTCTCCTTTTGGTTTACGGCCTGGTTTAGCGCGGGGTGAGCCATCCTTCTTAGCCCCGTGCGGGTGGGTGAGGGTGTCTAGGCGCTGGGTCAGAACATCCACTTGGTGTTGCATGGATGACCGCATCCGCTCCATGTCACGCAGAATCCCCACTAGGGTTTGCTTTAACTCATCTTTCTCATCTTGGAAAAAAAACATAATTAGCCTTTCAAAAGGAAACGGCGGGAGCCTGGGGAACTGACTGTGAACTGGCGGTGGATGTCCGGCATAGCTGTTTGAAATAGCTTGCTGTCGAACTTCATGCTGGGTTTGGCAGACTTCCAAGTAGCCAGCACCCGCCCGTCTACTGTTACCAGCGTGTCGCTGTCTGCTAGGTAGCCTTGCAGCATGGTCGCCAGTTGGTCTTCCTGCGCCTCTAGAGCCTTTATCTTGGCCTTGATGTCACTCAGTATGGCTGCGGCCTGTTCCACGCCCTGCGAGGCTGTCTTCAGCCCTTCCTGCGAGACAGGGTAGAGCGCCCTAGCTTGGTCGCTGGTCTCCGGCGGGAAAGCTGTCCCAGCCTGTACATGTGCCCACAGCTTTGCCATCTCCTGCACATGCGTCTGCTTCATCTCATCAGTAATCGTCTGAGGAATAAGGACAAATTCCTGCCCGCCGAATAACACAGCCAGGTAAACCTTCTCGACACCGAATACCGCTGCTTCGTGGACAAGTTGAGCCATATCAGCAGGCGGTAGTAATCCGCTCTCAGCGTCAAACTTGTTGCGCGTTGCCGCGTTGTAATTCTTAGCCTCGACAAGAAATGCTTGACCATCATTACCCCTTCCAACAAAGTCAAAGTGAGAACGCATCCAATGCTCATACGGGTGCGTGTAGGCATCTTCTATTTTGGTTAGCTCCACGCCTAGAGCCTTCTGTGCCAGTTGCCCGATAACGGGTTCCATAACATGCCCCATCTGCACGGCCTCTATGTTGGACAGGTCGGGCCTCTCCATCTTGCCCTGCTTGATAAGGATAGCTTCGTTAGCCTTACCCTGTGCAGCCAAGCGGCTATCGCCTGACCACCAGGCAGAGTTGCGGGTTTCGGGTGAGAAATCAGACATGGGAGACTTCCTTTTCTTCGTAGTGGGTGGCTGCTTCTTTGCAGTTGCCGCTTCCACGGGCAATAAAGCAAAAGGGCATACTGGAACGTATAAGAGTGCCAGTGACTAGGGACGGGGTTTGGTTGTAAGAACACCGCGCGTATTGGTGTTCTGGGTCATCTTTCGCAGGGGAAAAATGCTTGCAGTTGATGCAGAATTTCATGGTGAAAACTTTCATTAAGGTTAGCGGGGAACATCCCGCGAGAGAATTATAGCACTATCTGATTAGGCGTGCGGGGCCTTCTTACTGCTGGTTCATCCTTTCTTTTGTTGAGTGCTTCCCGCCAGTACTGTTGCTGGAGTTTGGATAGCGGTATCCCTGCTGCTTCTTTGTCCTGTAGGCGAAATGCCCATTCTTTGTAGCCTTGGTGTTGCATGTTCTCTCTCTCATCTAGTTACTAGGCACAGGTTCCCCAAGGGTGATAAGCAGATACTTATCGTCCCTCGCCCATGTGGGCGCTGCTGTTATTAGCGTCCACACTAGCGCACCCATAAGGCTGCTATTCATTCGGTAGGGGTCTTGTCTCACCATGTCCCCCTGCCTTACCCAGTGCCTAGCAGACAGCCTGGGCGCACGCGTGGGGTGAAACACGGTACGGTCTTTCATGGGTTCAGCCGATACAAGCTAAAGCTAACGCGCCCTGACGGCTGCGCGTAGGGACAACAAAAAAGCCGCTTACAACTGCCCCGGTAGTGGTTCCCCAGTAGACGGGGCGAGGCATGTGTAAACGGCTTCATCTTGTTGACCACTACGACAACGGGGCTAACTCTAGCCTACTTTCCTAACCATGTCAACACTAGGGTTAACACTATCAGGACTAACCCTAGGACAGTGATAACCATATCGCCACGGTGCATGTGGTCATCTTCGTGCCACTCAGGGTCGCGGGGGAATGCCTCTGTGAGCGTGCGCGGGTACTTGCGCGTGGTGGGGTTTCTATCGTTCATGCTGTTGTCTCCGGTTGGTCTATCGCTTGCCACTCTCTCTCTTGCCGTCCACTACGGGACTGCACTGTCTCGCCCGTCAGGCCAACCAGACCTAGGCGGCGCATCTCTGGGAGCCTGCGGGCTACTTGGGACGGGTCTAGGCCCGCGAGGGCTGCTATCTCATCTTTCCCCATCGGCCCCCATCCCGCGAGGGCATCATAGATAGCCTGGTAGTGGCTTTCTGCCGTGGTCACCTGGGCCGCTGCCAGGTGAGACGTTACAGGGTCTCGCGTGCGTGCGCGAGGGAATGCGTAGCCGCCCGCGCTCATGCTGTCACCTCTTCGATGGGTTTCCACTGGTAATCGACGTAGACAATATCGGGCAGGGTTAGCCGATAGTGTGCGGCTACCCTCTCAGCGTCCGCGCGTGTGGGCTTGTAGTCGCACAGGGGTGACCCTTGGTGCATAAGGATCCAGCCACTGCCTGGGCTATAGGATAGGTGCGTAGTTGGGGTTTTCATAGTGGGCGCTCCAGGCTATCTAACAGGGTTCTAATTTGATTCTCCAGGGCCGCGACCCGATCGGGCTTGTAACATGGGTCTTCGTTAGCGTCTTCGATGAAGGGCAGGCATCGGTACAGTAGCTCCACCATATCGGGCGCTGCCGCCATCATGCGTGCGTTAACCTGGGCCACTGCGTCATAGTCCGGCTGGGCTTTCAATGATGGGGCTTTTAGGGCTATAGCACTGCCGATAGATGGGCCATCATCGGCGGGCACTATGTATCTGCCCTGCACGTGCCAGGGGCCAGGTGTATGCGTGATAGGCGCGCGCGAGGTGATCTTCGAGTGTGTAATTGGCATAGGGTTTCTCCAGGGTTAACGTACACGTTGAAGG